CGAGCGCGGTCTCGCCGGCGCCTTTGGCAGCGCCCGGCAGGAAGCTCATAAACTTGTCGCCGATGCCCTCGAACAATTTGCCGGCGCCCGAGGCGTCGAGCAACCGCGTCCCGACCGCGTCGAGCGCCTTTTTTTCCTGCGCCTGGATGAAACCGCCGATCTGCTGCATGGTGCCGCCGCCCTTGCCCCAGGCGGCATTGACGATGCCTGAGCTCAATGAGTTGGCGATCTCGGCGTCGATCGCATGTGCGCGCTGCTCATGCTCGATCTCGGCCTTTTCCATGATCTGCCGCTGTTTCTCGGCGGTCTTCGCGGCGAGCTCTTCCCTGCGGTTCGCGACCTCCTGCGCGAGCTTGATCTGACCCTGCGCGAGTTCGGTTTCCTTTGCGAGGATCGCGTTCGCGGCCGCGTCGTGCACCACGACGATCTGCTCCTCGGCAGCCGCCGCCGCGTCGATCGTCAGGTTGCCGACGCTGCGCTGCTGTTCGACGCGCTGGAGATCCGCGGCCTCAGACTGGTCCAGGATGCGGCGCTGCGTCTCGAGCTTTGAAATCTCGGCGCGCGCGACCTCCTCCTCGTAGCGCTGCTGCTGCTGCGCGGCGCGGTTGAGCGTACCGATCTCGCCGGCGAGCCAGCCCTCCTGATTGACGCGGATCTTGCTGTCGGCCGCCTCGTTGAGCGCGACCTTGCGCGCGTAGGCCTCCTGCGCGATATCGGTCTTTTGCTTCTCGATCGCGGCAATCGCGGTCTGGTTGCCCTTCGCCTGGGTGATCTCGTAATCGAGCCACTTTTCGCGGACGCTGACCTCCTCGTTGATCGCCTTGAGCTGGTCCTCGAGATCCTTTTTTTCCTTCGCGTAATCGCGCGCCGCCGGCGCGACGTAGGTCTTCTCGCCGCCGGCTTCCGGATAGGGGCCGCTCTTCGCCCAGGATGCCGTCGCGTTGGCGCCGTATTTGCGCAGCAGCCACAGCGCCGCCGCGTCCTGATTGGCGGGCGAGATGTCCTCGGGGTTGAGGCCGAGCGCCGCCGCCGCCTCGCGGTAAGTGCCGGGCTGGAAGCCGTAGGCCCCGAAGGCATGGCTCTTGCCCGGCAATGCGGTGACGTCGGCGAGACTGGCGACCTGCACGCCGCTGGCGTGAAACGTGTCGTAGCGCCCGCCGCCCTCGCGCCGACGGATCTCGGCGAGCAAGTCGCGCTCCGCCTGCGTCGCCTCGGTAACCGCGTTGGTGTGCTCGGTTGTGGCCGCTGCCGTATCGTGCCCCTCGCGCGCCGCGCGCTCGCCAAAGCCGACGCCGGGTTGCGTCGTCGCGGGCTCGCCGAAATTGATAAACGGATGCGGCTTGGTCCAGCTTTCCGGTACGAGCTTGCTGCCCAAGCCGGAATGCGCCTTGATCCATTTGTCGAAGGCGTCCCAGGCTTCAGCCAAGCCTTCCGGCGGCCCTCCCAAGCCCCCGGGCCCCTCGCTGAAGGTATCCTTGATCGCCGCTTTTATCCCGGCAAGAAAGGAGGCGAGCGGGCCGCCTTGCTTGACGAGTTCGGTCGCCGCTTTTGTCGCCTCGCTCAACGGCTCGATAAAGCCCGAGAGCATCGATTTTTTGAGCCCCTCGAAAGCGATGCTCAATTTGTTGAGTTGCTCCTCGTATTCGGCGAGCTTGTGGATGCCCTCGTCGGTCGGGACGTTACCGCCGAGCGCGTCCTTGACCTCCGCCTTCAATTTTTCGGGATCGCGGCTCAATAACGGGACGAGCTCGGACATGCTGCGTCCGAGGATCTCGCGGAGATTGGCAACGCCGGTCGCCGGGTTGATCGCCTCGGCGACATTGCGCTTATAGGCCTCGGCGAGCGGGCCGTTGATAAACGCAATAACGTCGGTAAGGCCGGCCTTCAATTGCTCTTCGCTGATGCCGAGCGCCTCGAAGGCTGCCGCCGGCTTGCCGGTCGGCGCGGTCAGCGCCTCTTGCATGCGGCGCTCGAGCATTTGGATCGTATGCGCCGCGGACTCGGCGTCGCCGCCGACGAGCTTCAATTCGAGCTTGAAGAGCGCGAGCTTTTCGGCCGCGACGCCGATCGAGGCGGCCATATTCTCGGTTTTCTCGGCGGCCTCGGCGGTACCGTGGATGAACTCGACGAGTCCCTCGACCGCGAAGAGGCCGCCGAGCGCGCCGAGCCCGCCGCCAAAACCGGCGAGCAGCGCCAGCGAATTGCCGACCTCTTTCAATTGCCCGACCGCCTCGGTGCCGCCGGCGCGCAAGCCGGCGAGTGCCTCGCCAGTACCGCGGATCGCGTTCGCGTGCTCCTCATGCGCCGCTTTGCCGGTGCGGAGCTGCGCGGTGAACGCCGCGACGTCGGCCTTGGCGCTCGCCAATCCAGAGCTCGAGCGCTCGAGCTCGGCAAAGAGCCCGCCCTTGGCGTCGCTACCGGCGCTGCGCAATTCGCCGGCGAGGTTGCGCACCTCGGCACCATAGGCGCGCACATCGGCTTGCGCGAGCGCCAATTGCGCGCGCAGCGAGGCGGTATCGGCGGTTATATTGATCGAGAGATTATCGGCCATTAACGATCAATTCGGGTTGTATTTTACGCGCGCTCGCGCAAAGGATGCGCGCATGCACACGCTAATAATCAGCCTCCTCGTCATCGTGGCGCTGCTCGCGAGTATCGCGCGTTCGGCGCGGCGGACCGCGCGGCTGGCGCGGCGCGTACCTTGCGGGGCTTGCGGCGCGCCAGTATTACCGGCCGCGCGCCTTTGCCCGAATTGCGGGAGCCGCCTGCCGCGGCGCGGCGCGGCGGGCATGCACGATCGCCTATGGCAGCAACCGCCGCGGCGCTTGCGCAGCGCCGCGATCTACGCCAACGACAACGGCGGTTAAGCATCAATCCGCTTTGAATTTTCGCGCAGTCGGGGAAGAATAATCCTCGCCTGCGCAATCGCGCGTCGGCGGCCGGACGCGGTGTTGGAGCACCACGCCCAGCCTAACCCCGAGCATAGGTTCGAGCTATGCCAAGAGCCGGAAATTACTTTGCCGCGCTTGCGCGCCGCGCGCAATTCGCTTTAGCCGACATTCGATCCGAATCCGAGCCGCGCGGGCGGCTCGCCGGCCTCGACGCATTGCGCGGTATCGCCGCGCTCGGCGTCGTGCTCTTTCATTACGATATCTGTTTTTCGTTCCCGCTCGGGCGGTACGGCGTCGATCTGTTCTTCGCAATCAGCGGCTTTGTCATCTTCATGACGCTGGAGCGCGCGGCGAATTTGCGCGCCTTCGCGGTCTCGCGCTTTGCTAGACTCTACCCGGCTTTTTGGGCCGCGCTCGGTCTCGCGCTCGCCGCGAGAGCGCTCGACGGGCGCCTGACTCTGAGTCTCGGCGACGTGCTGGCAAACGCAACGATGTTGCCGCTGCTCTTTGGCGCGCCGTTTGCCGACGGGGTCTACTGGACGTTGTTCTGCGAACTCGTCTTTTACGGCCTGGCTGGCCTATTTTTTGCGGCCGGCGGCAAGCGGCCGGAATTCGCTTGTCTCGGCTGGATGCTCGTATCGATTGCCGCGCTCGCCTACGCGCCACCGATCGTATTTACGGCGATCGACGCGCCCTACTCGCAATGGTTCGTAGCCGGTGTCATGATCTATCGACTACGGCGCGAGCCGCGCAATTTCGCTGCGTTGGCGGTCCTTGCAACGGCGATCTTTGTCGCCGCGCAAATTCCGTTTTCGCCGGATATACACGCGCACGGGCTCGCGAGCGCCGCTATTACCGCCGGCTGCGCGATCGCGGTTTGGGGCGGCGCGAGAATGCGCCTGCAAGGGCGGCTCGGCGGGGTGTTGCTATTCTTCGGCGAGATCTCCTACAGCCTTTATCTCGTGCACGACCAGCTCGGTATCTCGCTCGTCGATCTCGGAAGAACGATCGGCTTGCCGGACGCGGTTTCGCTCGCGGCAACCTTTGCGATCGCCGTCGCAACCGCCGCCGCTATCAACAAGTACGTCGAACGGCCGGCGCAGCGCTGGATCCAAAGCAAATATTATTCGCGGGCGCTACGCGGCGGCGCTTGCGCTATTATGACCGCGACATGAGCGAACTACACGACATCGATCGGCGTGTCGCGGTGCTCGAACAGATCGCGCGCGATACCGCGACGGCGCTGCAAGATATCCGCGCCGAGTTGCGCCAATTGCGCAGCGATATGAATACCGAAATCCGCGAATTGCGCCGCGAGCTCCGCTGGCTGCTACGCCTAATGATCGGCGGTTTCGTCGGTACTTGGGCGCTGCTCGGGCACGGCTCGCACTGGTTCTGAGAACGGCGGCGAGCCGTCGACGAAGAAGAGGTCGCGGCGGTCGCTCGCGAGAAATTCCACAACACGCTCGATCCGCTCGCGCTTGGCCCTTAGCTTCGTCGGGCGCTCAACGACGAGGTAGATATCCCGCATCAGAGCGAAGATGGTCGCTGCTGAGTAGTCGCGCGGCGCGATCGAAAAAGCCTACGCATGGGGCCGCTCGCAGACCGGGCTCCCAGCGGCCGAATTCGTCTGCGAAGTTGCGATGAAGCGCGATCGCCGCGCGGCGGCGCGCGTATTCCTCGCGCGTCTCTAGCCGGTCGCTCGGCTTTTGCGGGATCGGCGGCGGTAGAGCCATGCGGCAATTATACCGGCGAGAGGAGCGACCAGTCGAGCTTGACGGGCGAGGGGGCGCCGGGCGGCGGCGTCTTGCGGCGGGGGATCTTGAAATAGGCGGCGGCGAGTTGGTCGAGCCGCGGATGGTCGGCCCAATAGCGCTGTTGCGCGAGCCAGTCGTGCAGCGTCCAGCGCTCCCAAATTAGCTTGGGCGAGCCGCCCTCCATGCCGGCGGCGGCTAGTTCGGCGACGAGGTAGTCCCAGTCTCCGTCGAAGGGCTCGCCGCCCCCGGGTTCTCCGGGGGCCGCGCTTCCCCCTCGGGCGGTGCCTTCTGGATGAGCCCCGAGGCGAGGCAAATCTCGCGCACCGCGCGGATGACGCCGAGCCGCTCGTCCTCGTCCGACGGCGCGCCGGTCTCGGGGTCGAAGCGCTTGATCCGGAGCCGCTCCTCAATCGCCGGCTGCGTCAATTCCGGCCGGGTCTTTGCGAGCAGCGCCGCGATAAAGGCGATCGAGGCCGAGGTCAGCGGGATCGAGTCGCTCGCCGCTTCCCAGGCCTGCATCGCCGGCCAGCAGCGCTTGAGCGCCGCGAAATTCATGATCAGCGGCAATTCGATATTCTCGCCGCCGATCCGCACCTTGACGGTATCGGTCACTGATCTTCTGGTTTGTTGGTTGCGGATCCCCTCATCAGCAACCCCCACGGCCAATGATCGATTGTCGCGTGGAGCACCTCGGCAAGACGCCGTAGGCGCTCGGGCGCTTTCTCAGGTTCCAGCGGGACATAGCGCTCATGGCGCCGCCGCGGGAGAATCGTCAGGGTACTCATTCCTTAGAGGTCGGTGTCGAGCTCGCCGAGGCTGCCGCCGATATCCTGTGCGACCTCGAACTCGAAATCGTTGATCTGGAAATCGTCGAGCTTGGTCGGGAACGACATCTTTGTCGCGACGCAGCGCGGGAACGTCCAGAGCGCCGAGCGGCCGTCATAGGTCATGTTGATGACCGCCGAGAAAACCGGGTTGGTGCCCATCAGCGGGTTGCCAAAGACGAGCTTTGTGCCCTGCGTCGCGTCGGTATAGGTGTAGCTGATATAGAGGTCGACGCCGCCGGTCGTCGGGTTCTGGTCGGCCGCGGTGAACGCGGTCGTAAACGTATAGCTGCCGCCCGCTACCGAATAATCGCCGGTCGCGCCGGCGATCGCCGGATCAAAGCCGATGAGCGGCCGGCCCGACCATTTGACATAGACGCCCTGGTCTTCGAGAAACGAGGCGGCGTTGGCGACGGTGGCACCGCCGCTGACATTACTTAGGAGTTCGCTGTCGACAAAGCTGATGCGGCTGCCGCTCGTCAATGTCGCGCCGCCGCCCTGCTGCGTAGCACCGGCGATCGTGCCGCTCGAAAAATAGGTGTCATAGAGCAGGCGGCCGCGGAAGCCGGCATATTTCGCCTTGACCATCGCCTTGGTCTTGCCGGCGGCGAGCGCAATCGCGTAGCGGCGCTGACCGAAGAGCGATTTGAACTCGGGCGAGAATTCCGGGCTGCAGTCCTGCAATACCGCAAAGCGGATCGGGGTAGCGCCGCCGACGGCCTTGGTGACCAGGACGCCCGCGCCAAAGCCTAGTTGGTCGGCAAAGGCCGAAGTCATCTCTCAAAGCTCCTTCGTTTGAAATTAGAGGAGGCGCGCGACGCCCGGCGGGCTTGTCCCCGGCACAAGCAAACGCACCGGGATCACCGCCTTGGCCTGGCCGTCGAGGTCGCCCGGGTCGATTGTGATTTTGCCGTCGATCCAGCAATGACGGACGAGGCCGCCTAAGGTCTGCGCCGCGCCCGCCGGGCGCGGCTGCAGGACCGCCTCGACGAGGTCGATCAAAGTATTGACCGCGTCCTCCGGGATGCCGTCGGTGCCGGCGACGGAATAGACCCAGATTTGGCAATCGATATAGATTTTGGCCGGTATCCCGGTCGGGCGCTGCTGCGTTAGCGATTGCGCGGTTAGGTATTCGTCGCCGATGTGGCGCAAAAACATCGCCGGCAAGGCGGTTACTTGCGCCCACGGTTTGAGACGGCGCCCCGTCGTTTGAAAGCCGCTAAAGAGCGCCGCGCCGGGACCGTCGAGGAGCGGCGGCGTATCGAGCGTCAGTTGCTCATTGTCGGGGTCGAGGCTCCGGATCTCGCTGCTTGCGGCGATACCCGGCCCAAAGACCGGAATGCCGAGGCGCAAATTTTGGAACGCGCTGACGTTGCGTAGCACCGGATCGCCGGCGCTAAAATCGGCGGTAAAATTCGCGTTGCAGCCTTGCACGAGCAGATCGAAGAGCGCCGTGATAATGGCGTCGCGGCTGAGCGGCGGCGAATAATCCATCAGGCACCCCAGGCCTCGTCGAGCGCGGCGCGCAATTCGGCGATTATCTCGCCGCGCATCGCGTCCAAGGGGCCGCGCAGATAGCGGCGCTCGGCGATGTTGGGATGCCGCGAATAGGCGGCGACCATGACCTCGATCGGTTCGACGAGTTTGTCGTAGACGTGCGAGAGCTGCATCGTATGCGCGCGCACGAGTGCGGTGTGGCTGGCACCGTATTCGAGCGCCGCCGCCTTGCCGTGTTCGCCGCTGTCGGGCGCCGCGACGCGGACTTGCCCGACGACCCGGTCGTCGCGCTCGAAAACCCGGCTGCCGGTCTCGCCGCGCAATTTGCCGGTGCGCTGCGGCTCGACGCCGACAACGCGGGAGAGGAGCCGCTCGGTGAGGCTCGAAAGCCGCCGCCCAATCGCCGCGCGCGCCCGCTCCGGGAACTGGTCAAAGCGCAACGCGACGAGCCGGTCGCCCTCGATCTCGATGCCGAATTCCAAATCTCAGGCCACCGTTGGCGCGCGGTAGATATCGAGCATGCCTTGCACCTCGGCCGGCAATGTACCGCCGCCTTTCGGGCCGCCGACCCACCAGCGCTGCGTGCCGAGCCCGGGCTGGACGCTTTCGAGCAACAGCGGATCGCGGCCGCGCGAAAACCAGCGATTGACGACGAGTCTGAGTGTCGCGTCGACGACGTCGGCCGGGATATCGTCATAGCCGCCGTCGTACTCGACAATGACCGGCAAGGCCTCCCATTTCGTCGCGACCCCGGTGAACGGGTTCAAACGGATTAGCTGGCCTAAGTCGAAATCGACCGCGTAATCCTGTCCGGCGGTTAGCGTCTGCGTCGTGCCGGCGGCGATGATCTGCAAGACCGAGGCGACCGAGGCGACCGGCCAGCGCTCGAGCTGCAACGGCGCCAAGCCGCCCGGCGTCTGGTACGGGTAGGGATCCTGCGGAATGTAGCGCGTCTCCCGTATCGTCTCGCGCGCAAACGGGCGCTTTATGTAATCCTGCGCCAGTTGCGAGACTTGCGTGATCGCGCGCGCGAGCCACGCGTCGCTCGTCGTATCGCTGGGGTCGATCTTCAGTTCGTCTTTGACGATATCGAGATCGAGCAGGTCATAGGAGAACGCCGGCTCCAAGACCTCGAGGGGCATCGCAGCAGCTCGCGGCGCGCGCGGCTAGACGTTTTCGAGCACGCGGATGCGCAACGTCCCGGCGGTCACCGTGTTCGAATTGGTGACAAAAATCTTGGTCACGTCGCTCGTAAATGGCTTGGCGGCGACCGAGTCGGTGTTCCAGACGACCTGCTTTTTGGCGGTGAGGTTGACCGTGTTGCCGGGCGAGCCGGTCGAGTTGGTCTTGATCACCATGTTCTGGTCGGCGTAGAGCACCATCGACTGGATCTTTGCGACGGTGATCTGAATATCGAATTCGCTGTTGGCCGCGGCGGCGATGACGCTGGTGTCGAGATCGTTCTCGGCATCACCGGTATAGCTGTCGGTCGTGCTGGCGATCGTGCCAGCATCGGTCTTGTAGGTAACGCCGAGCGTGTGTGTGAAACCGGTCATTTAAGGCAAGGCTCCATCAAGGGGATGCGGCGTCTCTCGACGCTGCGGACGTTGTCGGGAAATTAGGCCGACATCAGGAAGGAGGCGCGGAAGACCGTGTCCTTCGTGTCGCCGTTGGTGACGTTGATCGTCGAGATCGTCTGCGTTATCGGGTTCGAGATCCCCGGCATCGTCGTATTGTTCCAGCCTTGCGCCTTGGCCGCGCCTAAGGTGAAGCTCTGCCCGGTATCGACCGTCGCCGCGGCCTGGCTGGAATGCAGCACGTAGGAGAGGATCTTCGTGTGGTCGATCGAGCCGGAAAAGACCTCTTTGGTCGCGCCGGCGAGCACCGTCTCGTCGATATCGACCGTAAAGTCGCCGGTGACGATCGTCGCTTGGTCGGCCGGCAGGCTCGGCAGCCCCGACGGCTTTACTTGCAGGGTCCAGGAATGGGTAGCAGCCATCTCTTCAATCCTCGCTTCAGGGAACAAAAAAGCCCCCTAGCGGGGGCGGAAAACGGTTGCCGCCGACGCCGGTTAGGCGCCGACGACGATCCAATTGACGATGTCGCTAGCGGTCACATGCCGACCCCCGCAGCGTCTTGCCGAGGCTCATTGGGTCACCCTAATTACGGATTGGCGGGCAGATCGATCGACGCGACATCGATGCGAATGCTGGTGCTGCTGTAGGTTCCCGAGCTCTGATATTTCGTGCGGAACTGCGGCCCGAGAACACCGTCCTTTGCGGTGTTCGAGCTGAGCGTGCCATCGGTCGGCGTGTATTGCGTTGCGACCGGCGTCACCGCCGAAAGGTTGAACACCGCCTTGGCGCTCGAGCTCGTGAAATGAAAATTGGCGACATCGACCCACGTATTGCCGCCGTCCAATGTCGTCTGTACATAAGCGTCGACCGAGGTGCCGCTCGTGCCGCCGGCGAAATTCGCCTGTACCGTCAGATTGCGCGGCGCGCCGTTCAATTGCAGTGTCGGACCGACAACCGCTGTCGATAGCGGGGTCGAGATCGCGGTCGACGGCAATAGCGCGGTCATTTTGCTTTCCTCGTCAGATAGCGCTTCGCTGGCCCCTGCGGCGCCAAGTCTCTCGTCGGTAGCGCCGCGGCGTCAAAGACGCTCGGCACGATCTTGCCGCTGCCCTCTTCGGCGATTTTGTCGGCGAGATTGTCCGGCAGCGCGTAGCGGTCGCCGGCGCGATAGGGGCGCATGTCGCGCGTGAATTCAACGAGCTTCATGCCGGCCGGCCGTAGATATCGGTCGCCGGCGTCGCGTTTTTGCGACCCCAAAACCAGCGATAGCAGAGGCAGCAGATCCAGCTATCGATATATTGCCAGCGCTGCTCTTGCGGGTGATCGCAGGGTGGTCTCTTCATTTGGGCGGCCCAAACAGGACGTCGATCTGGCTCGTGTATTCCTTCTCGCCGACATGGATCAGATTGATCGTCGGGTCAAACCAGACGCGGCCGCCAGCTTCGCGCCAGATACGACAGAAATCGTAATCCTCGCCCGGCTCGTCCGGATCGTCGTGCGGGAATTTAAAAAACCGGTAGTAATGCGCGCGTTCGGCCGGCGACATTTTCGGGTCGCCGTTGAGCTTCACACATTCCGGGTGCGCCGCGATCAGCGTCTCGAAGACGCGGCGCTCGATCTTCAACATGCCGGTGCCGAGCGAGAGCACCTCAACTGCGCCCATCGCATCCTGCGTGATCTCTTGGCCGAGCCAGCGGCAGCAATATTTGCGGATATCGTCGTCGGGCAGGTCGACCTTTTTGGCGCCGACGCCGCCGATCACCGGCTGGTCGGAAGCCAGCAGTCGCACGACGTCATTGGCCTCCCAGCCCATATCGTCGTCGATGAAGAGGAGATCGGTGCAGTCGCTCGCGAGAAATTTCGCAACGAGCTCGTTGCGTACGCGCGGCAGGTTCGAACTGCCGACGATAAATTCGAATTCGAGACCTATCCCCAATTTCATGCACAGCACGACGGTCTTGATTACCGCGACCGTGTACTGCCGCACCGGGTGCCGCGCGATTGGCGTCGCGATCATGACACTACGCGATTGGGCGCGCTGTAGCCGCGCGACCATCGGGATTTCCGCGCCGAGCGCGCGGATCCGATCGGCGGCGAGCGCGAAATCCTTGGCTCGCCACGCGCGGTAGACCGCCTCGTCACTTGCCCACAACCCGGCCTCGCGGTCGGGGCCTGGATGCGCCGCCGTAAACCCCTCGCCATAGGCGGCGCGGTGCGTCTCGTCGGCTGCGGCCTCGCCTTTCATGACGTGCGCGTGCCGCACCATCACGTCCATGCGGCATTCCCAGGCACCGGTACTGCGCCCGAGCGCCTCCCAGACGTCGTCGACAAAAAGGTGATGCATGCCGGGCGGGAAGATATAGCCGACC